GCGTAATACTCTGGTTTTGCATAGAAAGCGGCATCCGTATCAGGGAATGACTCACGAATAAAGTTTACATCTTTGTTTAAAAGATAGTGATATTCGTTATTGGTATTAATTACTGCAAGGCTAAATGTAGCAAGCCAATCCGTAGGTGTTGCAAGGTACTTATTGCCAGATGTCATGTTACCTGTAACATTCTTGCGGAACGCTGGCATTTGCACCGTGTTAAAAATACTTTGCTCCGCAAGCTGTACGAACCTAGCAATCTGTTCAGCAGACGTAAAAGATCCTACAGTTGCTGGGAAATCATTCTCAGCAAATCCTTTAATTGCAGTGGTTAATTGCGTGTAATTCATTAAGCCATTGGTCCTCTAGAGGTAAACCCTTTAGTTGCTGCGCCAGATCCACGTTGTTTCATTTCACCGTTTTTATTAATCTGTGCTGAATCAGGATTACCTGCGCTAACTCTACGGGCTGGCATACCACCAGGAGTTGATTCAACTGCACTCATAGAATTAGGGTCTGTTTGATACCCAGATTTAGTATTTTTCATTGCTTTACCATCCATAGTATGTGGCTTGGCATAGACATTGGCATCGCCAACTTCTTTACCCATCACCTTTTTAGAAAACTTAGCCATGATTAACGACCTCGTCCTGCTGCTTTGCGCATACCTTGGTTCTGAACTTTAGCTAAATTGCGTCCAATTTTCTTCATTACGTTCTGGTCTTTGCCTAACATCTTTGGCTTTGACTTCATAACTGAAGTTGTTGGACCGCTGTCGCCTAAGTTGCGCCCTTCGGTTTTGCCCTTTTTGGCTACGCCATCTGCATCACGTTTAAACATTTTCTACTCCTAAGTTATTGTTACTGTTACACTGCCTACCTGACCTTCTGGTGCTAAGTCGTTCGGTGTTAAACCGTTGTCTCTAGCACCACCAACAGGGTTCCAGCCCCACTGAAATATTCTACTACCACCTTCTGGGAAACCAACCCCATAAACTGAAGTATCGTTGGTTCCATTAATTTGCAAACCGCTACCTCCAGATACCGTATAACTCACATCTGGTCGTGGTTCCCGTACGGATTGTGGGTCATCCACTGGGTACATTCCCAACTGTAACTGTGGCTGATCTGGTTCCCAACAAGTCTTACAGACTTTGATGTCTACTTGTTTGGTCTTAATCGTTAGCTTTCTAAGTTCTTTTAACTTATATCGCTGCCCACATCGGTCACATTCGGCAATTGCATACTTGCCACTACTATATTTATTAGGCATAGAATGTCGCCCTAGGAACAAACCTAGAAGCGGCTTTCTCTCTGTCCTCCGTGGAAGCCATGAGCCACTGCTCCTCGTATTCTTGTTTTAAAAATTGCAATCGTGCCTGTCCGTCAGGTAGTTTCTGAGCCATATAAAAGGCAAGCCCTGCTACCATGCAAGGCAATAGTCTAAATGGAATATCAGCCTCTACCGTGCCGTTTGTACCAGCGTCTTGAACTCTACGTAGTCTCCAATAGACAAAGGTATACGGACCACCACCTGCGTCTGGGGTTAGCCAGAGATTAACAGCGGGTAAGTTTTGAACTGTAATTGCCGCAGCAGAAGTGTGTGCCGCAGCAGTCGTGCCATTTTGACCACGAAAAACATTAATTAAGTTATTACCACTTACATTGGAATAGCCAATTGTCTCAGAGTCAATCTTAATAAAACCTGTGGTTGACAAGTAACTAGCATTAGAAACGGGAATAGTCGTATCTGTTGACGTAATTGTGCTGGCTAGGGTTGCTAAAGACGTATTAGACTGTCCTGACTGGCGGTTAAACCACATCTGAATAGGACGACCTTGAGCTAATTTATTGGGAATCGTTGCCCAAGTAGACTCTGAAATACGGGTGATATTAATGTCTATCTGATTGCTTTGTACACCATTATTTTGACGAACCACAGCATCTAGAATGTCAATGGTATCTATAGGCAATGGGTATAAACCTTGTCCTGTAACTAGATCAATCTGACCCTGCTCAATAGTCCATAAGTTAATACCACGGTTTGCCCACTCAATGGTAAGCAAATTCAGTGATCTACGTGCGGTACGCATATCGTAACCAGTACGCAATTCAGTACCACAACGCTCAAAAGCCTCTTCAACGAGGTTATTACGGTTCCAGAAGTACTCATATCTTCCTATAAGGCTTTACTTTTGCTTTGACCTTTTTTGGCTGCGGGACGAACTGTTTTCCCGCTGCTTTTCCCGCTCGCTTTGCTTTTGTCGTTGCTGCGTACTCCTGCGGGCTTAGGGACTCGATTGCTTTTTTTGGCAGGTATCGCTCGCCTGTTTCGGACGACTTTTTCCCCGACTTGGTTGTCCACTTCTGGTCGCCCCAAGCCTTGAGGCTGCGCTGTGATTTTGCTAATGCCATTGAGTAATCTCCAGAACCATTTAATCACGATAACCACCGCCAGCTGCTTTGTATTTCTTAGCCACTAATTGCGCTTTACGAGCTGACCACTGACCTGCGCCAGTGCCATGTGTTGCAGCAGCTTTAACTTGAGAAACAATCCGTTTACGTAAGCTAGGTTTTGTGTAATTACCAGCGGCATTAACCTTGCCGCCTTCTTTGTATTGCATAAAGTCAGTATCATCTTTGCGTTTTTTCTTAACCGCATTTGGCATTTTGGAGGGGGATATAGCTCCCATTCCTCTGCTAGGTCTCATGCACGAGTCTTTCCACGAATAGCGCAACCGTCAGCACGTTTAGATGCAGAGGATACTTTGCCGCCAGATTTAAAGTTTAAACCCATTGACTTCATTAGGCGTTCGCCTTTGCTTTGCAAAGAAGGCTTCATGGCATACTCAGACTCTTCCTTAATCATCTGACTAGCAGATCTTGGGGTTGGCTTAGTAACTTCTTTACTAACATTTTTAACCACGCTTGGAGCTTTATAGTCAGGACCACGAAGATTCTCTGGCATATAGTTTTTGTTAGCTTTTTCCTTAGCCTCATCTTTTCTAAACTGTCTCATAAAAGGAGAGTACTCTTCACGGTCTGTTTCAGGTTGTACTCTAG